CATCTCACCATCAACGGTTGGTCGCTTTGCGACTACAACCATCATCTTGCCAATAGGATTCTTAGCACGGGAGATAACTAGGTTCTGGCGGTCTGGAACGTAGATGATAGATTGATACTGGTCGTAATAACGAACGATATCGAATCTAGCATTCATGTCTTGGTCATAACCATCACGACCAAGTAAAGCGTCTGTATACTCTGGGAACTGGGAAACCAATTCAGCCAGTGGCATAGAGTAACGCTTAGCAAAAGCAACGCAGCGTCCGTAGCGGTCAAACTCAGGATACGCCCCGACAGGACTTTCTACGCGAATACGCGGCAACTTTGCTTCAGTGTCCAGTTCAATAATGAACGGAACAAACCCAAATGTGATGTACCAGTCAGCACCTGTATACATCTGTACTTGCAATTCAGAATTATAAAGATAGTTAGCAGCAATGCGAGTACGGTTGTCTGCTGCTTTACGAGCACGGTCTTTTACTTGGCTAACTACTGAGCAGTTAACTGCTGGTAGTGGAGCCATAACTTCAGATAAGTCACGGGCTACAATGTCAACAAAGTTAGCAACTACGTTTGTATCTACGCCTTCTGGAAAGAAATCAGGATAGACGCTAGAAATCTGACCTTGACGGACTAGTAGTACATCCTGATGACGGCCATCACGGTCACGGCTGCGGTCTCGAAGAGACGCAACACGTGCAAAAATCTGCTTATCAGTTAGCATTATTGTCCAGCCTTCTTAATTCTAGCGGCAATCTTTTTAATTTCATTTAACTGCGCTTGGGTTAACTTACCTTTAGCAATCTCTGTTCGCTTTGCACGCGCTACTTGAGCAGGTGTTGTGCCAGAACGCTGTTGTCTAGCATTTCTAATTGCTTCTTCAATTGTTCTACGTGGGACAGGCTTTGCATCTGGTCCTGCTTTTTTAGCAAGTGCTTCTACCTTACGTGCTGCTGCACGTGCTTCTGCAATTGCTTTTGCTTTATCTGGAGAAGACTTAACCTTTGATGCCTTAACCGCTGCTTCAAGTTGTGCCTTTTTAAAGGCTTCAAGAATATTAGTTTTTCTTACTGCTTCATCTGCAATCCTGTCTGCCTTTAAAGAAGTCTTACTTGGCTTTTCAGGAATATTAGTAGATGGTGCTTTCTCACGGGATGCAATAGTTGGGTTACTACCACTACGTGGCATAAGACCAGTATTGTCATCTGGATAAAATCTACCTCTAATAGTTGTACCTTGTGGCTCATCGGTCTCAACCTTTGTTGGACCCTTGCGCTTAGAGCGTACTGCTGAACTCTTAGCCTTAATGAGTTCCTCTGCACTCAAAGGCTTCTTCATTGGAAGTTGCTTCTTTAGTGCTTCGACAGATGTGTCTTTACCAACTTTAGGCTTTGCTTTGCTTGCTGCAATTCTTTGTGCAATTACATCTTCAGGTGTAACACGTACACCTTGAACAGACTTTTTTACTCCTGGTTCATTCTTATACAGGTTATAAATATCTTTTGCTGGGTCACGCTTTTCTGGTTTTGCACCAGACTTAATACCACTACCAGTACGATTCTCAACAAGACGCTTAGGTGGATTGCTTGGACCTGGAATGCGATTTGCTTTACCAAGGTCCATACCGCCTGTTTTCATTTCAGTACGAATAAGAGCCTTGATATCTTTTTCAGTAACCTTCTTTGCAGCAGCCTGCATAAGGCGCTTCTTTGCTGCATTAGAGACGGCAGCACGGGCTATTGCGGCTACTATTGCTGGTGCTAATGGTGCTGGCATCTCTACTCCTTACTTCTTTTTAAGATTACGTTGTGAATTAATTTTTACTGTTTTGCGTGCTTCTCTTGATACTGCTGCTGATTTGCGAAGATTCTTTTTGCCAGCATCTCGCATGGCTCCTTCTTTTGGTCCACGCATACCAGTATAAAAAATTTCATCTCGTGCATCCATGCGACCATGTAACTTATTCCACTCATAGTCCATTGCTCTATCTGAACGTTCAGATGCAGATAGACGTGCACCACGATTTTCTAAACCACTCTTTGGTGCAGTCTTGCGTGGAAGAACTTTAACAGATTCTACTACGTCTCTATACGGATTTGGTGATTTTGTACCAGCAGCCTTTTTAAGAGCATTATCATAATTTTTAGCCGCTTTAGCCAAACTAGCCTTTTTAAAAGCACTAGTGGCTTTTACTGCAGTACTAGCAACTTTAGCAGCACGCCCTACAGGTGTAAAGGTTGCAGCAGTAATAGCAGCCTGACCTAACTTCTTCAAACCAGAGTTAGTTACCTTAATTGGATTGTTTCCACCAGCACGTGCCTTTGCTTGAGCAACTTGTTGCTTGGTTGGCTTTTTTGCTGCCGCCATGTTACTTCCTTATCCGAATTGTTCTTGCCACTGTTGTTGCAGTGCAAGGTCTAGGTTTACAGTTCCACGCTTTGATAGTTGAGCACGTGTAGCCCAACGGTTTTCTGAGTATCGTGAGATAACAGTGCTCTGTTGCATCAACTCACGCAAGCGTAAGAATGCAAACCACATAGCCATCACGCAGTCAGTCTTGCCTTTGGTCTCAGGCTTCCACGTAATGAGTTGTTGAATTAAAGCCTTGACTCCCTCTGAACCATCAGTGGAAGGAAACTCAATTGTGTTGTTCTTCTGGAACACTCCATCGTGCATAGTGCCTAGCATCGTTGACATAGATGCAACACCATGGGAAGTATCCCACTTGTTCTTAGCAGTAAAGTGTGGCTTTAAACTACAGCCATACTGTGACAGCCATTCGCGCAAATCGTTATCGAGTTCATAGGCTTTCTGGTGTGCGTTAATCTCAACACGGAACTCGTTAGGGCGGTACTTGATTGTAAACTCTTCAATCATCGCACGAATCTTTTGTGGCGTTGGCTCAGACATGTTCTCACAGTCAAGCACATACATCTTTCCGTCTGCTCGGTTATAGGTCATCGCAACAAACGCGGCGTGGCCTCTTCCCATAGCAGGGTCAAATCCAACAACTGTATAACCTTCTACACTGGTCGGATGTCCCACCGCGCCTGGTTTTAACGGACCTCGCTTACGCATACCCTTGGTGCATGACTGCACCAGTGCGGGTGGGAAGATGGAATCTTCTTCGACATCCTCCTGCTGATAAACCAAAGCCCAGGTACTAGGTGTTACTTCGCCACGGCGCTTGAAGAGCGCTGGCCCATCCCACTTGGGATATAGCCCTTGCTCATCGGGTGTGTCCTCGTCTCCATCCCACGGGATGTCCGACTTAGGCCAAAGGGTTACCCATTCTTCTGGGTTCTTCCCATACTCCAGTACCGCAGGCATAGCCATGTAAGTAAATGGGCACTTACCATTAGACCAATGCTTCGGATTACGAAGTTCCTTATAAAAATCATTCGCCGCAATTCGTGTCCCTACAATCAGCAACTTACCATTCTTACCCAAACGGGTAATAACTTCCTTCTGCAACCAGTTAATTTGCTTGTCCCACTCATGGGCGTTAGCGGTGGTAATGCAGTCATCCAGGATAATCAAGTCAGCACGTGCGCCGTAAATCTGACCGCCCATACCAAGTGCTTGGATAGTCGGGTCTTTTTCACTTGAGTCTCTGGCCTCGCCTCCGAGATAGACAGTATCTACCTTCCAGGTATCAGCATCTTGCTTCCAGCCGCCCTCTGGCCCATAGGCTGTTTGTAACTTCAGCCAACGTGGGTGGGACAATCTTTGCTTAATCGCATACACGAACTCTCGTGCTTTATTCAGGGTCTTGGAGACCACAATGATACGCACATTGGGATTAAGAGCAATGCGGTAGGTGGAGTAGTTAACCGTCACCACGGTAGACTTAGCGTGCTCAGGGGGAACATTCACCAATAGGCGGTTCTTGTCGCCTTCTTCATAGACCATAGAGTCGTGGAGCCAAGAAGGCTCGCGACCCTCCAATAGGTCAATCCAGTCCGCATGGTGTGGAAACACCCGCTGGTTCAGGAAAACCTCAGAGAACTGAGGAAATGAAATCTCATCCTTTGCCACGCCTAGCGAGACGGTGGACTTATTCTTGGCATCTGCCTTAGCATCCTCTAGGTCACGGGCAAACTTCTTGTCCCGTGATAGCCAGATTCTTAGGGTGTCTTCCTTGTACCCTAGTTGAACCATGGCCCTAGGTGCTCCCATGCCCTCGGCAACCAGCGCCAAAAGTTTGGCTTTGGCCTCTACCGTTTTCTGGGTGCGGGGGTTATTGTTCTTGCTAAAAGTCATTTATTGTCCTGTCCCAAGGCAGTATTGTCCCATCTACAAACAGCCTGTTCAGTCAGTTTGTAACAGACAGTAGATACAGTCTGTACGCAAGGGCCTGAAGCCCTTGCTATAGTATCGGTAATAAATTACCTCTACTATATATTAATCCGTTCAAACAGCCATTCCGAACGGTTTACAGCCTGTGATTTACATCACAATAGTAAAAGTGCTGGTCAGAGCAGTATTAGCAGGGTAGTAGCAGGGGCATACTGTTGTACGGGAAATATTTTGGTAGAGATACTATCTATACACAACTCACCATTAATAACTCTGGGGTCAACTAGACCCACAGTACTATACAGCAGGACACTGTTCTGTCAGTTACTGTACAGTCTGTCCTGTTACTGTTGAGTAGAGATAGGAGACTATCTCGGCGCTCCATTATAAACTAAACATTCCGCGCCCCAGTTAATAATAAAATCCTAACTGGCTATCCTTAATCACAATTCTGACTGACCGTAAATGGCATGTCAGTCAAGCCCATGAAAAGACTGGCCTTGACAGCCATGCAGTGGGGATAGTGTAGTTAGAGATACTAACTACAGAGAGGACGTTATGAGAAACTGTTCAGAGTGCAAGTTCGATATAGACGCTATCTCCGCAATCGACTGCAACGAGCATAAGTGGCACAACAATGACGCCTATGACGATATGTGTTGTCTATGTGGGTTAGACGCTGAAATGTTGGTGAAGTAATGTCTGAGTCACTAGGCATCACAGTCACCAACGCTTGCTATGCCTGCTATATGCTAGATGACGCTTGTATGGAGTGCGAGGATACTCGCCAAGCCCGTGATACCAACATTGCCCATGCCATTGTGGACGAGGGCAATCTTCAGTATCGCAGGCAACTATCCTACAATCTGCCCGAAGATTCAGGGCATGAGTGGGTAGGCGCTACAACCAGAGTCGAACCGTACTTCGTGTTCGCTACTCAAACATGGGAGGACACTCGAGAGGAGTTCCTCCCACCTATCACTGTCATCACTGACAGGCTATTCGACCTAACCTTCGATATGCCTGCCAATAGCATAGTCTGCCCAGACTGTCGCTATACCTTCAATAAGCACACTCAGTGCCCAAACTGTAACTAACCATCTAGGGCAGCCCCGTCACGAGTGACGGGTGCTTAGCCCAATCAACCAACTACTAGAAAAGGAAATAACATGTCAAACACATTCACATTCAGCGGTTCAATTGTCAAGGCAGTGAAAGATTACAATAATGTTATCAAAGCAACTGTAGTAGACCGCCGCTTGGAATACACTCCATCAGGCGATATGGCTAGCAAGTTCACTGCAAGCCGTCAAATCACCATCACAGACCCTGCAATCCAAGCATGGGTTCGTGAGAATCTAATCAACTCCAGCGAGACCGAGTTCGCTGTAAACATTGAAGGCTATATGACTTCAAGTTTCTCTGAGAAAAACGATAAGTGGTACGAAAACCAAGTAGTTACCAAGTTATCTCTCGTATAATCTACAAGCGGGTAGTGGGGGCTTCGGCTCTCACTACCCGTATTTTTTTTAGTGCCAGGCAATGTAACATCAATGGACGATAGCAAGTCCATTTACTATTTCAGATTGGAGCCTCAGATTGTCAGACAACCAAGATAAGATAGTTTACTGTGGGGACTGCCTAGTTCCTATTACCCAATGCTCACACAAAAGGAGATAGAAATGTTATTAGATTCATTCACAATGCTAGCCATCCTAATCGCTTTAACTACATCTGTAGCAGTCATCACCCTTGCTATCAGACAGAACATACTGCTCATGCGTGAGAACACAGACCTACGCCGTGCCTTACGCACAGCCAAAGCAGCCAACCATTACTACTATGACCCAGACATAGCCAAGGAAGATGTATGGACAACCAAGTAAAGATACAACGGAAGTATGTTAGTACTCACTGTGACAACTGCAATATGTCAATCCAAGTAGAACACTGGGACCTGGCAGA